CGATGACGGCCAACGATTTGTGCAACCGAACCGACTTGATGACCGTGGACCGTTTGATCCGACCCTCACCAGCCTGCAAAGCCAACTCGTTGAGCGCGTCGGTCAGTTCGTCAACAACGTCATCCCAGGCACGAACCCACGCCTGGGTCATCTCCCGGGTGTGGTTGTCCTCAATGCGGGAAACCTGTTCACGCATCTGCCGCACCTGTGACCACGTGGTGTCGTCGATGCTCATTTCAGGGCTCCGGCAGGGTCCTCACCGTTGCGGAACGCCTTGACCGCCTGGTCACCAGCTGAAGCACCGGGGTCGATGTAGTTGCCGTCGGCGTCGGTGATCTCCTCAAGGACCTCGTCAATGTTCTCGATGTCCAAAGCCATGCAGATGAGACGTGCGATCGTCAACGGCGGGATCTTGTCCGTGCCATCAGCGGCCACAATGGCGTCGACGAGGACCTTCACGTCGGTCTTCTCCAACGACGGCCAATCAATGTTGATGGACCCGTCGACGTCACCGGTGAGGGTGACAACTTCGGACCCGTACTCGTCACGACTGATAGTGCCCTTGAGCGCACCCCGGGGGGCTTTGACCGACTGGTCGATGACGTAGTCGAGGAGGCGTTTCATTTGGTGGGCCCAGTTGGAGCGACGCATCTCCATTTCCAGCCGGGTGGGCTGGTCCAACGTTTCGGCCACCGCACGTGCACCGGTCTGGCCCGGGTCGGCCAGCAGCATCGTGACCGGCACACCCAACGCGGCGGCAACCATGCCAGCCAGGGGGCGGCCCGATTCGGAATCGATGGTGGCACCGGTCTTGGGGATCGCTTCCAACGTGTTCCCGGCCGAAACGGCGGTGGCACCAGCCTGCGATTCGTTCGGGACACCCAGGACGTTCGCACGGCGTGCCTCGTTGGCTGCCTTCGCGGCGGTGCCGGAGGTTTTGGAGGTGACCCGCCAGGCGTACCGGGACAGCGACTTGGTGAGTTTGGACCAGTCCTCGAGGAACTCTTTGTAGGCGCGGGCCCAACCGATGGCCGCATAAGCGTCACCGATGCCGAACGCCCAACCGTCGACACGGTTCACCGACACGTGGAGCACCGGGGCGTCCCATTGGACGGGAACATTGTCGATCATCTTCGGACGCTTCAACGGCCGATACCCCAGTGCGGGGTACAGGATGCGGCGGGTTTCCATCCGGGTGCGGGTGAGGCCGCTGTAACCGGGCTCAACGACGGCGGTGGTGAACTGGCGAAGGTAAAACCACGGGTCGTCGCGGTCTTCGGGGTTGCAGATGATGTCTTCGACTTCGTCGGGGTCGAAGGACCGGACCTGCACCCGACCGAACATTGGGGAGGTGAACGCGGCGAGGTACACGTTGCCGTCGGTGGCCAGCGACCGTTCGAGTTCCTCGCGGGCTTGGCTGCCGGAGAAGGAGCGGACGTTGTCGTCGAGGAAGGCCTGGATGACGTCGTTGACGTCGTCGTCGTTGGCTTGGATGGAGACGCCTTGGCCCCAAATGTAGCCGGTGCGGATGGCGATGCCGCGTTTGATGAGCGGGTTTTGGATGGACAGGATGCGGGTCAGGCCGGAGGCGCGGCGGCGGCCTTCGCGGGTGAACTCTTGGGCGGCCTGCATGGACAGCGCCAACCAGCCGCGGTCTTCCAAAGCCAACTCGAGGTCGGCCATGGACTCGGACAGGAACTCGTTCTCGTGGTGTGCGGCGGCGAGCTCGTCGCGGTGGGATTCGGTGAGGGTGGCGGCGGGCCAGTTGGGCATCAGGGGGTCCGCCTTCCGGCTAGTAGGGGGAGATCGAGAAGTCGGCGAGTTCACTATCGAGGTCGTCTTGGTCAACGAACTCTTCACCGGCGAGGAGGGGTTGCAGGATGAGGCGGTTCAACGCCTGGGTGAGCGTGTCGACCTGGTCGTCGTTGGCGCCGTTGGGGAACGAGGCGGCTTCTTCGATGAGGCCCCCCACCCAGGGGGCGAGTTTCGCGGCCGGCAGGTGCACGTTGCCGGCTTCAACGAGTGGGGAGATCGCCGAGGCGCGGGCGGTCTTGGACCCTTGGGGTTCTTCGGGGACGATCCCCACGACGATGCGTTTCAGGGCGGACATGACGGCCGGACCGTTGGCTTTGTCCTCAACGAGCTTGAGGAGCGCTTGGGGCCATTTCGCGGAGAACGTTTTGACCGCCTCACAGGTGGCGACGAAGTCCATTTGGCCGCGGACCTGGTCGAGGAAATAGGCGTCGGCGCCGCGGCGCATCCACACTTGGCCGACGACGTAGTCGGAGCCTTTGGTGTCTTTGAAGGTGAGGTCCCAGGAGGCGATCATGTCGTCGTAGTCGGTGACGACACAGGATCCGTCGGTGCGCTCGAGGTGCAGTGGTGTTTCGTAGCGTTGCCACCAGTTGCGTTTGAGGATGTCGCCCTCAACGGGTGACGGTGACCCTTGGTACAGGGATGCCCAGGTGCGGGCGCCGGCACGGACCTTGATGGCCGCCCATTGTGCGGTGGTGCGGCGGCGGGCCGATCGCATGAACTCGCCCAGGCGGCGGCTGAGCGGGTCGGTGGTTTCGTCTTCGCAGGCGGCGGGGATGTTGATTTCGCGCCACAGGTGGCCGTCCTCGTGGGCGAGGAGGCGGGCGGCGAGGTCGTCTTCGTGCCAGCGGGTGAGGACCAGGACGACGGGGGCGCCGGGGGCTAACCGGGTGGACGCGACGTCGGTCCACCAGTCCCAGACGGCGTCGCGGTAGGCCAACGAGTCGGCTTGTTTCCGGTCTTTGATGGGGTCGTCGATGATGAGGAGGTCCACGGCCCGGCCGGTCAACGCTCCGCCGATGCCGACGGAGTAGACGCCGCCTTCTTTGCCCAGGAGTTGCCATTCGTGTTGGGCGGAGAGGTCGGAGCGGACGGTGAGGCCGATTTCGTCGGGGTGGGTGGTGATGTCGTCGCGGATGGCGCGGCCCCAACGTCTTGCGACGTTCGCTTCGTAGGAGGCGATGGCGATGCGGGTGTCGGGGGCCCGTTGCAGCATCCACAGTGGGAAGCGGCGGGAGATGCGTTGGCTTTTGCCCTCTTGTGGGGGCATGGAGATGATGAGCCGGCCGTCTGGGGTGTTGGCCAGGTCGATGAGCGCCTGGTCGATCAGGTCCAAGGCGGGGGTTTGCACGGTGCGGGCATCCAACGCGACGGCCATGGTCCCGGGCGTTTCCCATTTGGAGGTGGCGGGTTCGAAGATCCGGGCGGCGACTTCCCATTCGGTGAGCGACATGCGGGTTCACCTGCCGATCCGGGCTACTTGGGCTTGATCCACTTCCCGAGCCTGCTGGCGAGCGTAACGACGAGGACGGCCGAGAGCCCTGAAATGGCGGCAGTCCTCCAAGAGTGGTCGTTGAACCCGGCGTTGGTGATGTCGAAAATCACGGCGACGCTCAGAATTATGGTGACGAAGCGGGCTTGTTGTCCGGCAGTGCGCTCCTGCTCAGAACGTTCCGCCAAGACGCGGGTCGATTCTGCCGTTGCCTGCGCCAACTCGAGGATCGCGTCTTCTCGTTCCCGTTTCGCGTTCATCGCTTGCTGGATGCCTTCCGAGACCTGATCCAACCTAGCCGTTTCGTACTTTGGTGTCCGAAGTCGAGCGATTGCCGCGTCCTGATTCGTGAACGACTGTCGCAACTTCGGCGAAATGGAGTCGCTCATGCTGGATTGCAGACGCTTCAAAAATTGGGTATGCGGGGCCATCACGGACTTGGCGATGTTGCGTCCAAACTCGGCCATTCTCTCGCGGTGTTCGTCGTCGATCGCGCGTTCTGCATCCGCGAAGGTCGAACGCTGGGCGGGGGTTAGGTCCGTTTCGGGATCACGCAAACGATCAATGTCGGATCGCCGTATGGGCCGCACAAAGGCAGAATCAAACGCCTTGGGAAGATTGTCCCAGTCGAGGATGGTGCCTCGAGCTTGGCGAAGGTGGTAGACACCGTCTTCGTCGCGATGTGTTGGCGCACCGATGTGCACCGCTTCGTCTCCAGGTTCGATGTTTTCGGGGATTTCGCCGGCGGGGTCCATTCGAGGATGCTATCTGCCGGGCCCGACAAAGGACCGTGGTCATGATGCTCGTCACTGAATGTCGAAAGCCCCATCCGATTCGGGTGGGGCTTTTCGTTTCCGCACAGGCTAGAAGGTGATTCGTCCAAGCTCGGTCAATGCCGCATGGGTCGCGTTACTGTGAGCGAGCTCGTTCTTTGCCGCGGCTTCGGAGAGTGCCTCGAGTGTGAGATTGATTTCCGCGACGCCCTGCTCAATCTCGCCGAGCTGGACATCGTCTACAAGCAGCGCTGAGCTGTGGTTCAAATCCCAGCCGTCGACACTGCCAAGGTCAATCTCGAAAGAGGTTGGTGGCCGATTCAGGTGGAACGTGACCTCAACCACGCCGACTTCGTCACGGTGAGGAAAGACGAGATGTTCATGGAATCCGACGATGCGGAGGTCCTGATCAGGCTTGGTCATGGTGTCCCTGGCTAGGTTGGTCGTCCGGTGCTGGAGGGGTCTGGGGACAACTGTCCCAACCCGTTCATTACAACTCACCGAGATACTTGATATCAAGAGACACGCCGACGGAGTTTCACAATTACCTGATCCAACGCGTTCAGGCAATACCGGGATCCGCATTCGGGGCACAAACCCATCCGGCCCACCATCTGGTCTTGGGGCCACACACACTGGCACACCGCGGGCGGTTCGACCAGGCATGGTGCGTCGTCCTCGGCCTCGTTGCGGATGTGATCGGCCAGTAAGCCAATCGACGTGTCGTCCCACACCTCATGGCATTCGACACAGAACCCGGTCTGCGACACCAGTTTGATCCGCAGGCCACCGCGGGCCGCACATAGCGGGCAGCTGCTGTCGGGCCTCCACGCCGGCGAATCCCACCCCGTCAGAACCCGGGCCTGGACCCACCAGGAGCGGGCGTCGGACTCGATGGTGTGGAACGTGCAGCAGTTCAGGCGGGGTTTCTTATGGCAGTTGTCGACCCCGGCGGCCAGGCCGCTGAGTTGGCGCAGGCACCCGAGGGTGGAGCCGGGGTCGTCTTCGCCCAGGTTACGGATCCATCGTGCGGCTTGGTCATCGATGCGGGCGACGGCGTCGATGGCGTCGAGGCGGGCGGTGGGTTTGGAGGCGTAGCCGGGACGGCCGCCGAGGTCGTCATGTTTGCCCTGATTCGCGGCTTCCCACAGTTGGGTGATCAGCGGCGGGTGGGCGGTATTGTGGTTCTCGCCGATCATGGTCACCGACCCGTCGGTGTTGACCTTGGATA